AGACCACCGTTTTTCATCGTTATCTACAATTACTGTATGGCAAATTAGATAGTTATTGGACACTCTAAACCTACCCTGAAAATTATCAGGATGGGTGTAATCAAATTCTGATTCTTCAGTTTCTAGGAAATTGTAGTATTCAGTAAGTTTCTTAACTTTACCTTTACCAAATAACTTCTCTACAGTTTCTTCTGGTAGCCATTTGAACCTATGTAGAAATCTAGCATCTGAGTAATCATCTGCCGTAGACATAGGATCAAGTACAATCTCATAGTCAGGTACGTAACTAATCTCAATTTCATATACAGGTCTGCCGAATTGATCGCGTCTACCTTTAAATACAGGTTCGACATATGCACACATAAGACCGGAAATCATGCCTGATAACTTAATCTTATCTCCTTCAGCTTCCATCCTGTTGCGATTAAAGATAGAGGTAATCGTATCTGTGATAACTGAAGCTACCGTAACATCTTTCTGTTGCATAGGTATAGCTACTACAGTGTTTATTATAGTGGAGTAGTAACCTAGTAACAGTCTAGCAAACAGTTTTATGACATTGAAAGTTTCTTGTGGTTGTCCTCTCTTATTAAGAATTTGTACGGTCTTATCAGGTAGTTGCCTGTTATGATACATATTCCATATTTCGTCAGCTTCCGTCTTAGAGCTAAAATATTCCTCATAACCAGATAAGAAAGAGTCTTTTAATGTTTCGACATCTGTCTTCATTATTCAGACTTCCCAAAAATACCATCAAATATACTTGAGGCTGTAGTCGGTTGTTTTGCCCCTTGAGATTTTGCCTTTTGTGCATCCCTTCTTGCTTTGGCTTGTTTTCGTAAATCATCCCTTTGTGCTGGTGTCATAGAAGATACTTCAGCCATACTCTTTTGTATCCTAGTAATATTCTTTAGGTAGTTTCTAAGTCTTACATCTAAGTTACCTGACACTACTTTAAACCCTACCTGCTTAGTTTCCATACCTTTAAACTTATCGTACATGCTACGCATTTGCTGTTCTAATGTAATGAATACACTCTCACCTTGCTTATTCAAGGATGCAAATTCATCTTGAAAACGTTTAAATTCGCTATCTGTTACTGCTGCACCTGAAGCTACCTTCAATAGTCTGTTAGCTAATGATCTATAACCTTGCGTAGCTCTAATACCTTTTATAGCCTTTTTAGATTTTTCTGTATTTATAAATGTACTTAATTTAGTAAGTCCAGCATCAACAAGACCTGTATCATCATCTGTTAATCCTGCTGCATCTTCAGCAAAACCCATCATAGCATTAACGTCAGTTATCATTTTATGTTGTTGTGTAGTAAACGCTTTATGAGGATTTAGACCTATAGCCCTATCCCAAGCCTTTCTACCTTCAACTAATTGGGCATCATCTAATTCTATGTCCCTAAACGTCTTGCCCTTATTTTCTGGTAATTTTAGGATATTTCCAGTTAGCTCATCTAAACCTTTTTGGGATGTATCTGAATTTAAATCTCTTTCTGTACGCTTGACTACAGGTGGTAAACTTTTACTTGCTGTATCAGCATTTGTCTTATCTATGTCAGCTTGTTTCTTATCTATAACTTGCTTTTGTGCAATAAATAATGCTCTATTTATAGCTGCCTTAAACTTTGCGGGATCATCACGATCTTCAGGTGGTATAGCCATTATTGCATCATTTACAGCTTTTCTTGATTCTGCATTAGGTATTAACCCCAAATTATTGCGTATGAAATTGTCTGACGATAATTTATCTGCTGCATTAGCATACGTAATTTTGAATGTTGCACCTTCTCGCTGCTGTTTAACTTTATTGTCTGTATTCTGTAAGTTCTGCCCTGTGTTATGTAATTTCTTTCCTTCTAGGTTAACGGCATCCAGTTTAGATTTATAGCTCTCTGCTATCTCTTTCTTGTTATCTGCACTTAATATTTCATCAAATCCTGATTCTGCAAATCTGTTCCTTAAATCAGTAATCCCTACAGTACCATCAGACCTATAAGTCCTCACAAAATACTTGCCTGTAGGAGTACCTATAACCTTAGGATCAAATCCGGCACTTGTCATTAAGTTCCTATCACTCACGCTATTTGTCAGTGGTGCAATGTTATTAACACCTTCAAATACTGCTTTACCTACACTATACTTTTTTGCACCATTTATAGCCCTCATTATACCTCCTGTACCTTCCTCAGGATTAGCTAGGTATTTTTTGAATGTACCTTTAAGTGTATTATTAATCAAGCCACCTTGCACTTTTTTTAGCTCTAGGTTTAGATTCTCTATCTCTTTTTGTGCTGAGTCGTGCATCATATTTAATTGGTCAGGAGTCTTTCTCGTATTTTGAGCCTCAACTAACTTCTGATCCATCTGCTCTTTACGCAATCTAGCTGCTGATCTATCTGCATGAGTAGACGGATCGGACTCTCTAGCTGCTGATCTAGCTAGACCTACACCTATACTACCTATTAAATTACCTGACATTTTAGAATGACTCCTGAAAAGCTACGTTTCCTGTAGGTACACCACTGGCAGGTGTGCTATCAAACAATCCAGAATTACCTAAAGTTTTACCCACATCTACAATAGCTCCAGGTATTTTGCCGTAAGCACTATCAGCATTTTTAGATGCTTGCAAAGCTCTAGTATTAGCATTGTTAGAATTACTGGTTAGTGCTGACTCCACACTAGATGCAGGGTTTTGTCCTAATCCTACTTGCAAGAAACCTAACTTAGCTTTGGCAGTTTCTAGTGGTGCTGCTGCTCTAATCCTCGCTCGTTCTTCTGCGCCTTGTACAGCGAAGGTTCGTTCCACACTTCCTGCTATGCCGCTAGTAGCTATACCTCGTTGAGCTAAAGTTTCTCTAACTTGTGTCATTGCATTATTCTTCTCTAACTCATAAGCCTCAAGACCTTGTGCTTCTATTAAATCAGGTGACATATCATTATAATACTCAGATAAATTCTCCTGAACATCGCCAAATATGTCTTGCCAATCTTGGTACTGCTCCTTAGCAAAGTCTAATTTGTCTTTTTCAGATTCTACTGCACGTTTGGATGCTTTATTACTGGCGCTTGCTGATTCCATCCCACCTATAATAGAACCTGCACCACCTATAACTGCTGCTGCTGTTGATGCTACTATCATAGCCATTATTTAGCCTCCAACAAAGCTAAGTCTGCTTTGAATTGTAAATAGTCTTCTCTTGTAGTAGAGCATACCAAGTTTTTAACTTCGTCTGCATCCTTAGAATTAGTTTTATTTAGGTGTACAGTAACCCATATAGTTTCTTCGTGAGTATACCCGGCACGTTTCGTACCCGGTGCAGATACTATAATAGCAGGTGCTTTTATTCGCTTCTTACCTTCTTTTGTAACTACGGTTATATCACCAGCCATTATGAAGTTTATATGCTCATAATGGTGTATACACCCAGTGGCAGTTACACCTTTAGGTATTGTTACTTGCCTAGCGTATAATCCATCAGCAAATATATTCTCTACAGGAATGTCAATTTGAGGTAGAGCTAGTACTGCTTCCTCTAAATCATCTATACTATTTCTAGTGACTGTAAATTCATTTAGTTCTTTCATGTTATTATACCTGAGTCACGTAACACACCTAACAACTCATCCACTTTGTCAGATATTGTTTCTTGGTTGTCTGCAACTTCTTGAGCCTCTAGTTGTATATATGCAGCATCCCTAACTACAGCAGTTACCCCTAAATCTGATATAGTTGTACCTTGTTGTATATCTTCTGTTACTTCTTCAAGGTTGTCTACACGGAGAGAGATGGTTAGGTTTTCGTCATCTGTAGTAGTTAGTAGATTGCTGATATTAGTATTGGTACCAATTAGGTCAGATTGTTTTGCATACCCATCATCACCTCTATACCCAATAACAATATCTATCTCTATAACTAAATCAGTAAGGAATTTCTTAACGTCAATTAAGTTATCCATTCTAGGCACTGCTATTAGTGTTTGATTAGCCATTAGCATTAGCCACTTGGTAGATTATCTCGTACACTGTTCCTGTTCCTGTCACACTAAACTGACAAAACTTACCTCTAGTATCAGTATTAGGGATCATAAATTGGTGTATGTCTGTGGTAGAGAAACTTGCAGTCCTGACCAACTTCTCACCTACATACATAGATATTGTAACTTCACCTGTACTATATACAAATACATCTTTGTATACTTTAGGTATAGTTAGCTGACCTTCAGTAATCCAGCCTGATTGGTATGACATACTTAGACTACTTGAACTATCTTCCAGCTTGTAGAATGTGTCCACACTAAATCCGTACAACTGATCTTCTGCAACAAAGATAGACTCTATACCATAATCATTGTATTTAATAACCTGCCTATCAAAGTCAATAGCTAGTGTCTTACCGTTTGTTTGTTGTAGGTAATATACTCTATCTGCTAATGCTGACGTAACCACTGTAAATAATTGCTTACCTAATCTCTGCTTGGTTAGTACATCTACAGCACCCCCAGTAGACGCACATATACCATCTAATGAGGCCCACAAACATGTACCATTAAAATTCTGTATACTACTATGGTCAATACAACCTTGACCATCATCTAGTGGTTGTTGTGTTAGTGCACTTGGTCCTTTACCTGTAACCAACCAACACTTGTACCTAGTCATTACAATTAGACCTATAGAGCAAATACCTATTCCGGTAATAGTTCTAGGGAAGTCTAGGAAGTTTAGTGTAGGCCACGCATTAGGTAATGCAATAGGTGTAAAATATAATTTATCTCCTACAGCACCAAATAACATAGCGTTATTTTCTGTTAGATATTTAAGTCCACTTAAAGGTGCATCATAGTTTGTTGCTTGTAGTAGTGTACCTATAAGATTCAAAGCATTGGTAGTATCAGTATAAGTTGTAGTAGCGTTAGGGATTGCTGCAACTAAAGTAAACGTGGTAAGTACACCTCCAATTCTCCATAGTCGTTTCTGATCTACTTGAGGGTCAGTGGACACTGGTAAGTTTGTTATAGCTATTGAGTCTGTATTACCATCTATCTCACTACTTAATAGTGGGGTAGATTCTGACCCATCGACACTATTATAAAAGGTGACAGCATACTGTATTTTGCCTGACTGAGCTGAGTTTAGACCTACACTCTCTAAAATAGCATCATTAGCTGAAATATCAAAAACTGTATCGTTAATAGTAGAAGTTGATAGTGCCATAGTACCAACTTTTCTGTATGTACCATCAAATAGTCTATATACATCAGCATCAGCAGAAAAATTAGTGTCAGCATCCGTAATGTCAAAGCTACCCAAAGCTGTAAGCACCGGAGGGGTGATAACATTAGATGCTTCTGACCTATTACCTGATACATCTACATTTACCACTTTGTATTTGTAGTTTAAGTTGTTTTTGTAATATGTACTATTATTAGCTGGTAGATTACCTGCACCTGTATTAATAGTTATGTCTATCCTGTTAATCTCAGGAGGTAATACAGTTGGTGTATATGTAGGCTGTGCTGTAGGTGGTGCAATACCTAAATTGTAGTTTACTCCACCAATTTGCTTTTGTGGTACGCCAGTACGGGTAGTCCAGTATAATCTCTCTTGGAACTCTACCCAATCGTAAGGAGTGTCGGCAAACTGCCAAGTTAATCCTGAAGTATAAAAATAAGCGTACTTCTTAGAAGTACCAACTGAGCTATCAATTGTCTTATCTTTAATAGGTTGTAGTACACCTTTTATATGATCTATATTCTCAAATTCAACAGCGTCTGCTGCACCTATAAGATTAGGTGCTAATGCAGTATTTAATCCACCATTGAATAGTTTAAGTAACACTAGCCTATTCCGTTGTAGTAATCTATATGATGATTGGATGTTACTGAGTCTTTTGAGGATATAGACATAATATCAGCAACTTCATCATAATATAGTTGTAATTCTTCTGCTCCGAATGTCCTATTCTGAACATCTAAATCATCACGTAATGCTATGCCAGTGACATAATATTTCAGTACTGTATCAAATATTGGGTTTAATTCTAAGTCGGCATCTATTGTAGTTGGTGGTACAGGTCTTTTTACATATTCTATTGTTAGGAACTTTCCTTCAAAGGCATCTACAACTACACCATAGGTATCAAGATTGATGTCACCTATCTCTGAGTCTACAATTGATCCTATAATTCCATAAGGTGAGTCTACAGTGTAGTCCGTCAAACTAACTGTTACACCATACTCGTTAATTAAGTAGTCTTCTTTATAATCTGTACCAAAAGGTTTAGGGTATACTCGCATCTTCAATACATTTAACATATCGAATACTGCGTAGCAAATATCACCTTCTGTAGTATGCGAACGCCATTTTGACGAACCGTTACCTACATCATAATAACTATTCCTAGATAATAAACTTCCGGTAGAGACAGAGCTACTATCGGAAGTCCTATTCTCACCATCTAAGAAGTGAGTTGTTACTAAAGGCAGCACCCTATCGTCATATAGGCACTGCTTTATCTCCATCAAGTCATCTGGTAACTCGTAAATGTATTGTCCTGTGACAAGGTTAATGCCATGAGTTTTACGAAATATTCTTGTACGTCTTGCCACATCATTGTAACCCTCTTTGAAGATTCGCATGAGGTTTGCATCTGACCAACGTTGGGCATTAGGATCGTTTAAAGTATCCCTAGCCCGTTGTAGAATATCGCTTATTCTTGACATTAACCCATCCGTTAAACAATATTAGTTGTATTACCAGTAGCTAGATCGTACTCTACGTACTCAATAATCACTCGGAATTTACCTACAGTGGTAGCTCCTGTGAATGTAGGTAAGAAAGTAACAATCTGCTCAGTAGTAGTAATCTGAGGTACAACTTCATTGCCTGTATCTGCACCTGATAACAAGGTGTTGGCAGCAGACTTGAGATTAGCACCATCCATCAATGTATCACCACCAGCAAACCCAATATCTACTACAGCAGTAGTGGCAGCATCAGAAGCTACAACAACAAATACACCTACAGACTTAATATAACTACCTTTAGGTATCTTAAACAACTGATAAACATCAGCAGACGTAGCAATCTCATCTGTGTAGTCAAGCTCTGTGGTAAATTCACATACGCCCTTTTTATAGTTACGATCAGCAACTCTCGTTAAGTTTTGAGTAGCCATTATTGCACCTCTACATCGACAGCGATAACACCAAAGTCAAGACCAGCGATCTTAGCTTCGTTATAATCAGAGTTTTCGGCAGTCATATTAGTCTTCTTGACAGCAGTCCAAAACTCACAAGCAGACTCAGACGTAATATCAAAATCTTGTGACGCTTTATACTTATAGTCAGGCATTAACCCGAAAGCCATTTCAACAGCACCAGCACCCATAACTAAACCACGACTATGTAAATTAGCGTGACCAGAGTCAAAGGTAGTCTGTCCTGTCCAAGGGGCAGAAGCAGGAGTAGCACCTGAGTATTGACGTAAACCACACATTTCAATGTCGCTACTATCTAAATCCCAACCCGGAACTTGTAAATCAGTAAGACCAAAGAAATTAGGTGCTTCTACAATCACTAATGGTCCCATTCGACCAATTACACCCTTGATATTACGGTTATTGTTGCCGCGAACATCACTAGAGCTAACAATAGTCTGATAACCAGAAGTGTCTGCACGTAGTAAATTAGCCATTGCTGCATCAATAACAAACAACCAAACTTCTTCACCATCAACAGTTTTGAAAGGTTTTAGAGGTCTACGAATACCACCAGTACTAAACCCTACAGAAGTTTTGATAACCTTCTCAATGGTCAACAACTGGTTGTATGTAAAAGTAGCGCCTAAATCAATAACATGGGTTGGTGCATTACCTAAGTTACCTTGGGCAGCATCAAAAATCATTTGATCTTTAAAGCGAACGAATTGGTCAGCCAGCTTGGAGCGACTATCAGAATGTTCTGCGAGGGAGAGATCACCAATATTAACGGCATCGAACTTATCGCCATTGTCAACTACCAAACGGTAACGATCAACAGTGATAGTATCAGAAAACTTACGTTTTACTTCGCCTTTGCCATAAGCTGTAGACTTACCTTTAATAGCTCTACCTACAGTGTTGCCACTGAAGTCAAAAACTACGGTATGACCATCTTTTGCAGAGGTATCAGTTTCTTGGTAAACGACAGAATCCATAGATGAGCCAGTCATCGGATTCCAGAATGATTTAGAGGCAGCTTGAACAAGCCCTTCAACCATCCACTTCTTACGAACTAGGTCGCTCGTAATGGGAACTACGCCAGTAGGCATATTAGTTGTCCTTCAGTTAGTTTAAATTTAGGTTTAAACTAAGCATAAAAATATCAGCTACGAATACTTAACTGTAGGTAGCATTATATAAACGCTTTAGTTAGGTATTCATAGCTGACAAACAACCAACAAGGATGATGGCAGGAATATGAATTTCAGATAAAATTCTGTCCTATTTATAGGATACAGAATTTCTTATAGGATGTCAAGTAAATTTACACTAATTGACCAACAAAGCACGAACTAGATGATCTTTTGCTTCCAGTAACTTTTTTAGTCCTGCATACTTCTCCGTATTGTTAGGTAAAGTACTTTCTAAATGGTGTGCTAACTCACAAATAGGTTTACTGACCTTTTGTAAATCTTCTGGTAGATGTATGTAATTAAAGAAGTGTAATATTGGACTATCCATTAATGTTTAACCACGCTGCTTAATACAACACGTTTGTCTTCGTGCTTTACTACCGCTCTGTGATACTTCTCATACTGTAATACCTTAGCTAGTGCGTTCCTGTACGAGAAGTTCTTAGCTTCATTCTCGTCATAATCACCACCAAAATGTGTATGCTCACCTATAACAACAAAACCAGTATTTAATTTAACATGGCAAACTGTGACATTGCTATCATCTACACTGTTAAACCCTACAGCTTGTACAATACTATACAGATAATCTTCTGTTATGTCTTCCATTAGAATATCACCTTGCTGTAGTCTTTCTCAGCATTTTTCTCAAACGCTTTACCTAAACCATGCTCGTTTAAACCGGCAGATTTACCTAGATTGACCCCGTTCTCAGGGGTAGCATTTGCACCTTGGATGATCTTCTCTTTGGTCAGGTAGGTTTGTGCCTTATCTAAGAACTCTTTGAAGTTAATTTCACCACTCTCTAACTGCTTCTTAAATCTAGGTGGTAAATCATTCTCAATAATATCATCATCTAAATTAATGCCTGTAGACTCAACAAACTTAGTTAAATGTTCTTGTCTCAAAGTCAACTCAGCTTTCTTAGTACCTGCCGCACTGAACTCTTTTACTTTAGTGCTTAATATATCTCTAGCTTGTGCCTCGTGAGACTCCACCTTCTTACGCCACTCATCTACATCAGTTAGTTTAAGCTCATCTAACTCATCCTTCTGATCTTCAGTAAGGTGCATGGTAGCATTATTAACTAAGTGTTCTGAGAGTTGTTTGTTTGTTTCTTTAGCTGCGATTGAATCTTTGTTGGCCTTAATATATGCACCTTGCGTATCTCTGAATCTTTTGGTGAGTTTAGCTGCATACAAGACCTCCTCTGTGATTGACTCAGCCACATCTTTCGGAATATCCCAAACACCTTTCTCATTCTTCACCATTTTATCAACTACTGATTTAACATTATCATCGAAAGTTGGTTGACCTTCAGGCATTTTGTCTCTCCTGTAAAATATAAGTCAATTATCCTATATTTTGCTTTACTTCTCAAGCTATTTTTGATAAATTTAATACATATTTTACAAGGTTTAGAAATGAGCAACGAACCACGACGAGTCCATACATTTTCGGTAAAATCTGAGTCGGATAACAAAATGGTTGACGAGCTAAAAGACCACAGCAATAAAACGGGTAAGTCTTTTAGCTTTTTAGTGTTGTCTGGTATAAAGTTATTGGCTGATAAGGTGAATAGTGAAGAATCCTCTAGGTGAAAACACTCGTCTAATAATATTTGCTGAATTAGAGAATGGTAAAACACCTAAAGAAATCTCTGAGTCAACAGGTGCTACCACAGGCACTATATATAAACTTAGGCGTGAATTAGACGAAGCTAAAGCTACTGATTCACTGCTAAGTCTAATACGCATGGATAAGGTGGCGTTTACTGAGGTGTGCAAATTAGTTACCGCTAATGCTATAGCTTTGGCTGATGGTGTTATACCAACAGAAGCTATACAAGGTGAATTGCAAGCATTTAATAAAGGTTTGTCAGGTTTAGCTTTATTGGATACTGAACTACAGAAAACAGCTTCAGCTATCAATAAACAAATAAATTTATTCACTGTCAGTGTAGCCACTGTTACTGAGTTAGGTATGTTGACAGATAGTCTAGTTAAGCTACAAAATGCCTTCTTCAGTAAATCAGCTAATGTTCAAGTGAACAACTTTAGCGTTGAAGGTTTTGAGAAACTATTAAGTGATTAGTGAAAATACTACAGCCTGAATTTGCCAGCTTGTTTAATGATAGTGACCGTCTGTGGTATTTACTGACAACTAAACCTCGCACTAAGAAAGAGCTTGTTGAGAATTATCTACCTAGTAAGTTGTGGAGATTAAATAACCTATACACTATCATCACCAAAGATGGTACTGCTGTGCCTTTTACGATGAATAGGGCGCAATTTATAGTCTATTCCTGCATACTAAAGCATCCAAGATTAATTATACTTAAATCACGGCAACAAGGTATCTCAACATTTTGGTTGCTGTCCTTCTTTGATGATGCTATTACACGTAGTAACCTTAGTTGTGGGTTAATGGCTCAAGGTGCTGATGAAGCTGAAATGTTGTTGTCAAGAGTTAAGTATACTTGGGACAACTTACTACCCTCTGTTAAGGAGCTATTAAGCAGGACAGTAACTAAGGATAATACTAAAGAGTTTAGTTTTAATAACAACTCCCGTATTTTTATACGTACCAGCTTCCGGTCAGCTACCCTCCAACGTCTGCATATCAGTGAGTTTGGTAAGATTGCTAATGAGAACCCTAAACGAGCGCATGAGACACGTACAGGTACATTGCAGACACTAGCTCCCGGTGAGATTGGGGTAGTAGAGAGTACTGCTGAAGGTAATAATATCTTTAAGAAAATGTGGGACTCAGCTATAGAAACTTGGTCTAAAGGTGAGGATGCTTTTGCCAAGAAAGATTTCTACCCCATATTCCTTAGTTGGTTAGATGATAATGATTGTCTTGAGAGCAAACTGCAAGATGTTAGCTTTAAGGATGGTGAGTATTTTGGTGCTATTGAAGGTGAGCTAGACAGGATAATAACTACTCAGCAAAAGAACTTTTGGGTAGCCCAATACCGAGAACTAGAGGGTGCAATTTACCAAGAATACCCAGCCACTCCTAATGAAGCATTTAGTGCAGCTAAAGATGGGACGTACTGGGCGTTGCGATATGTTGAATATGTAATAAACAAGAAGCAACGTGTAAAAGACTTATATGACCCTAACATGCCTGTCTACTGTGCTATTGACATTGGTCGCAAAGACTATTTTGTTATAAACATATTCCAATACCACCGTAGTAGATGGGGTAGACCTGAGATTAGGATTGTAGATGAATACTACAACAATAAGGAGTGGTTAGGTCATTATGTAGATTGGCTTAAAGCTAGGGTTATTGAGAAAAGCTACAATCTTGAACAAGTAGCATTACCTTGGGATGCAGTGGTAGAAGATATATCTGCTAAGAACAAGAGTAGAGAAGATATAGTAAATGAGTTGGGTATCACTAACACTCTTATACTACCTAAAACGTCTGTGTCTGTCACAAGAGATAATGTCAAACGAGCAATCCCTAATATGTGGATAGACGAGTCTTGTACTTATATACATGACTGTTTTATTAACTATAGTAGGAAATGGAACGATACGCTAGATCATTGGAGTACTGATGCAAAAGGGGATGAGTACTGTCATGGTGCTGATACTGTTAGATATATGGTTCAATATATAGAGCTAGAGCTAGACTCCTGCTTACACCTAGAAGCCGATAAAACTAATACTAATTATGAGATTTATAGTGATGAGGATTACATAGATATATAATCATTGTGACTCTTGTGAACCATATACTGCGAAGGTGTTTGGTGTATCTTGATTACTATATTCGGCAGCGTTCCAACCTGCTGCTAATACTGATGGTTTTATCCTAACCTCATCAATAGCCCCATTAGCAAAGCTAGCTAAATCCTCAAAGCGGCCAACATTCATATCTGAAGACGTGTCTATCATTCCAGTATAAGTGCCTGTTGCTCCCTCTGTTTGCGCGGGCGTGGCTCCGTTAATTATGCCGTTTTGATTATTCCTATAGATACAGGGTTGTTACTATTACTTGCTCTAGCCCATACTTTATTAGTTGTACCTTTATTTCTTAACGGGTATGTAGCTAAATAACCATTAAGCCAAATTCCGTCTGTGTCGGTAGCAGTAGGTGTTGATACAGCTACCTTGATTATAGCTACACCTATCTGATTGCGTAGTTGTATATCCATATCAGTATGGGTTGCATCAGCTATCTCAGTAAATGCGGCGCTTGTGAGGTCAAATTCGGCAGATGTAGTAGCCATTTTAAATCCTATAACTTTCTTTACATTATACCAGTTATTTTATAGGTTATGTAGTAATAAATTTAACACTGATAATCTAATTAATCTAAAAAAATTTAAATAGTCTAAAAGTTGGTTATGGAGTAGTTTAAAATAGTGGGTAATAAATTTATCACGGTATTATTTTAGATTTCACACTCTTTTTAGATTTCTTAGACTAACTAGCTATATCCCCTTAGTTAATAGGTCAACACTACAATTTCACAATAGTTACAGTAATAAATTTAATACACTACAATTTATATCAGTTATAGTAATAAATTTAATACATTAAATTTCATTAGTTATAGTAATAAATTTAATATATTACAATTTTATTAGTTATAATAATAAATTTAATATATTACAATTTTATATTATTACAGTAATAAATTTAATACATTACAATTTTATTTACCTATCACAAGTACAAGATTGCAATCCCGATCGCGATTGGCTTGCTCCCGGCACCCCTAGCTTACTAAAATTTAATATGATATATATGGACAAACATAGTTAGTTGTGTTATTCGCACGCGCGTTCCTTTATATATACATATTCGCACGCATTGACATATAGCTATAGTTATATCGCCCGCCATAAACCGGCATTGACAGCCCTCAAAATGTTTTTGGATAGTGACATAGCTCAGAGTAATGATGGCTGGTTGGATAGCTATTGGCTGGATAGCTATAGTGAATATGTCCGGATTTTGACAAACTAAAGTAATAAATCGCGGGAATTATACTAATTCCTAAAAAACCTAAAAATCTATTTAATCCAAAAAAAATACTATAATCTTTTTTTGGAAAACTAAGGCTATAGTAGAGAGGTTTTCAAATTAGTCATTTATACCACAGATTTTTTAGATTGATATTGTTACAAGGTGTTACGAAATACTAAACCATTGATATTGTTGAGTTATTCCTAGTCTAAAAAAATCTAAAAGTTTTAGATTGATTAAGTGTTACGAAATCTAAAATCGCACCTAAGTCGTTGATATTGTTTGTATTACTCCAGTCTAAAATAATCTAAGAATATTGGACTATACTGTATTACTTGTATTACTCACATTACTTCAAGTAAAACTCGACAAAACACCAAAAATGTCCCAAAAACAACAACTTACCCATCACCATCACAAACTATTATTAGATTAGTTAGATTAGTTAGATTATATTTTATATTACATCACATCTTACATATTAGTTGTGTTATAGTAGTTCTACGCACTAACAAAAAGGAATCAAAACAAATGAAAACCGATATATATAAATCTTACGCAGATTTTATGGATCGAGAAGATCACACAACTAACGGTGTTAGTTGTGAGTTTGCGGAAAATAATCCAAACTACGCAAACGAAAACTTGACCAATCTAGGGTGCTGGAATTGCAAATTTTGCAGCTTTTGCGAATTTTGCAACTACTGTGTGTCTTGTCGCTTTTGTGAATTTTGCAATTACTGCAGCTTTTGCGTGTACTGCAAATTCTGCAAATTCTGCGAATCCTGTCGCTACTGCGACTACTGCAGTAGCTGCGAATCCTGTGATTACTGCGATTACTGCGATTACTGCGACTACAACA